TTAAGTTGGGTAGAAGTAAACTAAAAGAATAGAGGGGACAATGATACAAAAACAAGAGACAGTAGCAATCGGCTGGTGCGATAACGGCACCACCGATGGTAAGTTTACCGAAGGGCTAATGACAGCAGTCATTGCTGGTCCTAACAATGGTATGCGTTTTACTACATCTATCCGTGTTCAGGGTAATCAGATAGGCAGACAACGCCAGATACTCTTTGACTACTGGGCAGATAAACTAAAGACAGACTGGATACTATGGGTAGATTCAGACATAGTATTAAACCTAGAGGCTATGCAGAAACTCTGGCAGACAGCCGATAAGGTTAACCGCCCTGTAGTTAGTGGTGTTTACTTCATATCTAAAGAGAATGAGGGCAGTCTTATGCGCCCATTCCCTGTCTTGTTTGATGATGTAGATGAGTTCCAAGTACGCTATCACCACCCATTACCTGATAACCAAGTCATCAAGTGTGATGCAGCAGGCTTTGGCTTTGTCCTAATGCACAAGTCTATTATTCCTAAACTGCGTGAAGCACACCCTGGTAAGGGTATGTTTATGGAGACTGGTGATGGCAAAGATGAGCATTTTGTCGGCGAAGATATTATCTTCTTCCGCCGTATGAAGGCAGCAGGTATACCACTACACGCCCATACTGGGGCGCTAGTAAAGCATATGAAACGCTTTAGCGTTGACTATGACTACTATGCATTGTATTGGGCTAACGAACATTTAAAGACTAAACTCTTGGAGCAGGATAATGCCTGAGTTAAATGCTAACATACCTCCGATAGAGTGCTATGTACGCGGTAACTTTCTACGCAATCAAAAAGATAGCCACGATGTATACCTACCCTGTGTAATATTCGGGGTTGCTACTATTAAAAGCAGAAGCCCACTCTTTCATATAATGATGGAAGATGGCGGGTTATGGTGGCGTATGCCTATCAATGCTTTTTGCGCTGAACCTAATACTCCAGAAATAGACCTGCATAATTTAGTTCTATGGAATTCTTTTAGCAGTCATATATCTGTGACTAAGTTTGAGAACCTAACTAACTTGCGGATGTCTTACATTGATAGGACTAAGACCCTTATCAAAGGCACATACCTGTTTACTCTTGACTGGCATAACCCTGATACTAATGTGATGGATGATGGCTACTCGGAGAGCCCATCGGAGCATAAGTGTGGGCACGTCATCCAACGAGATGACGGTAACTTTGCAATACAACCTAACAATCGGGTTCGTATTTATGAACCTTCATTTACTTTGAAAAAAGATTTTGTCATTGACAGGATTATCAACGAAAGAAAATGGGATGTTGAGAATCAAGAGAAGTGGAAGTTAGAAGACTCCGATAGATTTAATTACGATATCAAAAAAACCGAAGGAGAATAAGTGGCTGGTCGTGATATTACAGAAGGTCGCTCTAGTCGAGCGATTGCTGTTGATGTTGGTGTAGTTTCTGACACTTCTATCTGGCAGAATACTGACATAGCATATGATGTGGCTATCGGTGGCATGCCATTTATTTATGCAATCAGCGATGCTAATCCTTACATACGCCAGACTGCTCCGTTTAGAAAAGAACAATTTGATAATCAGACAGAACCAGGTGAGCAGTCACTCACTGGTTGGTGGATTCGTAGCCAGTCTTCCTTTCACGAGGGGGCTGGCATTACTTTTTATGACCCAGCACTTATCCCAGGTGAGGGCACATCTCGCTTTGCAGAAAGCAAAGGTGTTGATGTATGGACAGAAGGACAAGTAACCCTTCTTAATGACACACTAGAAGTTTACTCAACCAGCAATACAGCATTGATTATGGGCGCCAATGATGGCACCAATGATGTAATTGTATTTGCAGATGGTAACAATTTAAAAAAGATTTCTATGTCAGGTGACACTGCAACTACCAGCACATACACTTTAGATGCAGCCCACACAAATCAAGTCTTTGCCAGCATAACTACAGATGGAACTAGATACTTTGCTGCTGACCAAGTAGCACTTCACGTAGGTAATATCGGTGGCTCTACATCTGATGGAACTACCTATGCTACTGGTACTAGCAGCGTTGTTGTTAGATTTGTTAAGCAGCGTTTGATGGCTGGTGTAGCAAATTCTATCTATGAACTCAACCCTAATGTAAGTCCTTCTGGTAGCCACGCTACTACAGCGTTGCCTACTGCCACTTTTACCCATCCTACTAGCGCTTGGGTATGGACAAGTATCTGTGAAGGGCCTAATGCTATTTACTTTTCTGGTAAGAATCGTAGCAACAGCGCTATCTTTAAGATTGGTTTAACTACGGGCACAACTGCTTTAGGTTTTCCTACTCTGGCCGTACCTACTGAGATAGCGCAGTTCCCTGTAACTGAGGTAGTCAATGCTATAGATGTATACCTTGGCACCTTTATGGTTATTTGTACTAGCAAAGGTGTCCGAGTCGCAGCAGTCCAAGATGATGGTAGCATAAAGTATGGACCTATAATTGCTGAAGGTGATTTCAAAGGCGTAGCATTTAGAGATAGATTTGCTTATGTATCAGGGCTAGTAGATGGCAATGCAGGGTTAGTCCGTATTGATTTATCTAATGATTTAGGAACGCTACAGTTCCCATTTGCTTTTGACTTGATAGCATCTGGTGCTACATCTACCGCAGTAGGCGTAGCCTTTTTAGGTAACAGTGATAGAGTTGCTTTTGTAGTAGCAGGTGATGGTATCTGGATAGAGAAAAACGGAACTAAAGTAACCAATGGATTTTTAAAGACAGGTTTTATCAGATACAACACATTAGAACCTAAGAACTTTAAGCGCCTGATAGGGCGCGGTGAATTTAACTTTGGCTCTATGAGCCTGAACACAGTCGCCTCAGATGGCACAGAGTTTGATGTAGTCAGTTATGACTCATCAGTTCCAGCAGTAGAAGTAACTACTAGTAATCCACCAGGTGCTCAAGAATACATAGCGTATAAGTTTATTCTTTTTAGAGATGGCACAGATGCAACTAAGGGTCCTAACTTTAAAGGCTATCAGGCAAAGGCTACTATCGCTACTCCGCGTCAAAGAGTAATTAGATTTCCCGTCTATTGTTTCGACGTGGAGACAGACAAGTACAATGTTATGGTAGGCTATGAGGGCAGAGCCCAAGATAGAATCGATACCCTAGAAGCTATCGAAGAAAACGGTGACATTGTTACTTGGCAAGACTTAACCACTGGTGAATCTCGCCAGGTTGCTATAGAACAAATCACATTCACTCGCATGACTCCACCAGATAGAGGCTTTACTGGTTATGGAGGAATGCTTACTATGACCGTAAGGACTGTATGATGACCCCTGCTGACTGGGCTGGACTAGCCGTAGCCGTATTAACTTTAGTTGCAGGCCTTGCTGGCGCTGTGCGCTGGATGGTAAAGCATTATCTATATGAGCTTCGCCCCAATGGTGGCTCCAGTCTCAAGGATAAAATTAATTTGCTTGAAGAAAAAGTAGAACTACTAACTGAATTGGTTAAGGAAGCATTGAGGAAATGAATGAAGCGTGTAGCCAAAGCAGCATCACCTGCTGCTACTGCTGTGCTCCGTCAGGCGACAGCGCTGTTTCCGAAGCGCAAGAAACTGTCAGACGGATTGTTACCTTCGTTAGCGCATCAGAAAGCCAACCCGAATTCGGACCACAATACTGGGCTAGCAGTAGATTTGACCCACGACCCTAAAGGTGGGGTTGATTGCAAAGAAATCTTTGAGAAACTAAAGAAAGACAAGCGAGTTAAGTATTTAATATTTAACGGAAGGATATGGATTCGTGGACGAGGAGAGAAAGTTTACACTGGTAGCAACCCTCACCGCAATCATATTCATATCTCTATTCGTGATAGTCACGGCAATGACGTTTCTCCTTGGTTCGCCTGGGTAGTAAAAGAAACCAAGAAGAAACCAGTTAAAAAGAAAGCAGCAGTAAAAACCAACAAGATGACGAAAGTAAAAAAGAAATCTATCTTACTATCGTTATTCAAGAAAGGTAAGAAATGAAGAAACTAAAGAAGTTACTCAAGAAAACCAAGAGCCCTAAGTTTAAGGCTGCATTCAAGTCCTACCTGCGTGCCGTACTGGCATCGGCTGTGACCATGGGAATCGCCTTACTTACAGACATGGCTCCTGAATACGCTATCCTTATCGGTGGACTTACCGCACCAGCGGTTAAGTGGGCCGACAGGACTGAAGAAGAGTTTGGTCTCAAGTACGACGAAGCTGTTTAGTACCCCTTTAGACGCCTTCTAAGGCTGTTTTAAGACACGAAACCCCCCAACCTAAGGTAATCACCTTGGGAAGGGGGGTCTTTTGTGCTTTCATTATACCCCTTGACAGCTTCTACTCTGTCAGGTATAATCATATATATTATATATTAAATAATAATAAGACCCCGAAGGGGTCTGTATATAATATATATAATTATAATATATATAATTATATATAGCAAACTTTATTGAAAGGATTATATCCTGATGGGAGTATATCTCTCTGATGATTACCAGATACCAGGGCATGTATCATACTCAGCCCTGACTACTTACATAGACTGTGGTTATCTCTACTACCTCAGTCGATTACTACAGATACCTGAGAAGCCAGCGATATGGAGCGCAGGTGGCTCGGCATTCCACAAGGCAACCGAGGAATGGGACAGACAACATGTTGAGTAAACAATTATGGGATGAGGCATGGAGTGAGTACACGAAAGATGTCGACCTATCGACGCTTAGAGTTGGCGGCAGGGCTACGAAGGAGCATCCTAATAAGGAAGATGCCTCCTTCTGGGAAGTCAAAGGACCAGAGTGGGTGCAATCGTATGTCCAATGGAGAGAGTTCAACAAGAACTGGAAGATTTGGAAGACGCCTGAAGGCGCTTCTGCGATTGAACTAGGTATCATACCTGAGTTTGCTGGAGTACCAGTGAAGATGGTTATCGATAGAGTCTTCGATGTTGATGGTCAGTTAGTTGTCGTCGACTTGAAGACATCACAACGCACGCCTGACTCAAGCTTGCAGCTAGGGTTCTATCGTGCTGGGCTAAAGAAAATCTTTGGCATTGATGTGAACTATGGTACCTATTGGATGGCTCGTCAATCAGGTACCTCTGAGATGGTTGACTTGACTAAGTACTCAACCGATATGATTGATTACTTCGTAGAAAAATTTGACAAAGCACGGCGTGATGGTATATTCTTACCCAACACAAACAACTGTAATCGTTGCGGACTCACTGAGTTCTGTGCGTTTACTTCGAAGAAAGAGAAACAATGAACGAAGAATGGAAACTGCAAGTCTCGTATAAGACTGGCTCTGGTGATATGATTAACATCCGTGCCAATACCGCTGATGAACTTAGCGTGTTACTTGAAGGCATCGGTGACTACTCTACGCAGATTGCTGCTACTAACAAAAAGTTAGCGCAGGCGTACACAGTACTCCCTTTATCGACTACAAGTTCCACTCCAAGCACAACGCCACCAGTCTCCTTACCACCCAGCCCAGTCTCGGAAGCATCAGGTACCGCAGCTCCAACCTGTAAGCATGGTGCAAGAATCTGGCGAAGTGGAACTAGCAAGTCAACTGGTAAACCATACGCATTCTGGGCATGTCCTACCCCACAGGGTACACCTGACCAATGCAAGCCAGTAAACTAAATATAGGAAATCAAATGAGTCGTAGTCAGTTTGTCATGGGTTGGCTACGACTCTTATTAAAAAGGAATAAGCCTTGCGTACACTTGTCAGAAGCGTTGGTCGTCCAAGTATCGGCGGAGAACCATTGCCATCGTGCTTCAAAGCGTTTGAGTCAAACAAAATTGTCCTCAGGCGTAGCGAAGTGTCGATGTTTGCAGCAGCGCCAGGAGTAGGTAAGTCAACACTTGCCTTAGCTCTTGCGCTAAAGATGAAGGTTCCCACCCTATACATCAGCGCTGATACCAATGCACATACTATGGCTATGCGCTTAGCATCTATGATTTCGGGTAAGAATCAAACTGATGTTGAGCAATTATTGAATAGTGATTTGGGTTGGACAAGAGCGGTGCTAGCTAAGGCTAGCCACATTGTATGGTCATTTGAATCAGCACCATCTCTACAAGATATCGATGAGGAAGTACAAGCCTTCGAAGAATTGTGGGGTTGCTCACCGCAACTGATTGTGGTAGATAACTTAATGGATGTAGCCACCGATGGTGGCGAAGAGTTCTCTTCAATGAGGGCTATCATGAAGGAGTTGAAGTATCTTGCTAGAGCTACGAACGCTGCGGTTTTGGTGTTACATCATACGAGTGAAGCGGTATCTGGAACTCCTTGTCAGCCTCGTTCCGCGATTCAGGGAAAGGTGGCTCAGCTCCCCGCACTCATTTGCACGCTTGGTGTGGTGGGGACATCAATGGGCGTGGCGCCTGTCAAAAACCGTTATGGTAGAGCCGATGCAGGTGGAGGACTTATGACTTGGATTGCATTCAATCCTGAGTACATGTTCGTCGAAGATATACCAGAGAATGTTTAGGAGTTAGAATGAAAATAAAATATGCAGGTTCAGACAAGTTTGTAAAGCTTTCAGATTTTCTTGGCATAAGTATTTACGAATGGGATGAGTCGGACTATGGACTGACGATTACTTTGTTTGGTCGTGAGTTTAACTTTATGATATGGAAAAAATATAATGGATGACGATTACTTGGAGATACACGCAAAAGAGATGGCCTATGCAGAAGTTAAGAGAGAAATACAGAAGTTTTTACAGAAGATTAATGATGCCAAACCGACAGTTAGCGACGAGTATACGCAGGGCGTATGCGACGGACTTGACTGGGCGACGAGAATACTAGAGAAGGATAAGAGCGCATACTAATGGCTAACCCTAATGGACGTAAAGGTGCACAGTTCGAGACCGATGTAATGCGTTGGCTTCGTGATAACAATGCTGTAGCTGAGCGTCTCACTAAGGCTGGTGCTAAAGATGAGGGCGACTTGTATGTATTCCTTCAGGGTAAGACATACATTATGGAGTTAAAGAATCGTAAGAAGCTAGACTTACCTGCCTTCTGGGACGAGGCGCAGGTTGAGGCAAAGAACTACGCGAAGGCAAGAGGGTTGGGTACGGAACCTTCTTCCTTCGTTGTAGTCAAGCGTCGTAACCATAGCGTAAAGAACGCTTGGGTTATACAGGACTTAGAGCAATGGATGAGAGAGAGACATGAATGACTTACCAAGTATTAGAGATGTGCTTATCCACTACGGTGCAGACATACGACGCAACCACGGGCAAACGAATTTGCGATGTCCTTTCCACGGAGATACGCACCAATCAGGCACAGCAAACTTGGACACCAATGTCTTCATCTGCTTTGCATGCGGAGTTCAAGGAAATAGTTTACAAATCATTTCCCAAAGAGAAGGAATTAGTGTAAGAGATGCAAAAGACTTTGCAGAAAGAATTGTTGGAACGAGCAGCGGAGAAGTACGCGGCAAACATTTATCAGGCAGAAGGCTACCTAAAAAGCAGGGGCATTCCAATAGAGATAGCACGGCTGGCGCGATTAGGCGTAGTCGTAGAGGCTGAGGTTGGACATGAAGCATACCAAGGAAGGTTAAGCATACCATATGTTACTAAGACTGGCGTTGTGGATTTACGGTTTCGTTCGCTCAATCCTGCAGTGGAGCCGAAGTATATGGGACTCACTGGAGCTGAAACTAAAATGTATAATGTTCTTGACATTGAGCGTGCAAGTAATTACATTGGTATATGTGAAGGCGAGTTGGATACTATTACTCTTAGTTCCTGTGTCGGTATTCCTTGTGTTGGTGTTCCAGGCGCGAATAGTTGGAAGAAACATTACACGAGACTCCTTGCCGATTTCGAAAGAGTCTTTGTCTTTGCTGATGGGGACCAACCAGGAAAAGAATTTGCCAACAGTCTCGCAAGGGAACTACCAGTTACTGTCGTCCAATTCCCCGACGGAGAAGATGCTAACTCGTTCTATATTTCAAACGGGGCGCAATCAATCCTCAAGAGAGCAGGACTAGCTAATGATTGAGTTCCGTCATGGTGATAAGTATAAATGCCCTGAGTGTGGTGAGATACTAGATGATGCCTTTGATGTGGTTGAACATATGGTTGAAGATGGAGAAGAGTTCAACCCTTCAATGATAATGCCAGGTGGTTTCCGTTTGCTACTTGGTAGTCTGTTGCGTGGGCTATACGATAACAAAGATGATGCTGAGTATATCAGCCAGATAACACAGTCAGCATACATAACTTTATTCACAGCAGAACATTACCCCGAGATGATTGGGGAAACTGTTGAGGATATTATAGTAGAAAGCGTAATGGAAGACTTCGATGGAGAACTCACCAAACTATTCAAGAATAGAGAGTGAAGAGATATGGCAGATTATAGAACACCTAGCTGGTCTGGGTTACCAGATAACTGGAACAAACCAGGAAAAGGATATCCTGACGGTGACGCTAAGCGTCCCACTATTAACAAAGAAGAGCCTATACGATACCCCTCGCAGTTCGAAGAGGATGTAAGGATTGTATACGATGAGTTGATGTCGGTGCTGATTAAGAAGCACAAGGATTATGGTGCCAAGAATATTGCTGACGCACCTGGCGGTGCACTCAATGGACTTCGTGTTCGTATCCATGATAAGACTGCTCGTATCAATAACTTAATAGACTTCCAACGGAAGGCTGAGTATGAATCCCTTGAGGATTCGTTCAAGGACTTAGCTAACTATGCAATCATAGCACTATTAGTACTGAGAGGAAAATGGGATAAATGAAAGAAGAAAAACTATTAGATATAATTGAGGGTTTCGAAACCTATTTAGAAGTATTGTGCAAAGCAATTCTTTTAGATAAAGTAACAATAACTGACGGGAAAATCAAAGTACAGAGTTGGGATAACTAATGGTAAAGAACTCTTCGTTCGATTTAGACTTTGGGTATGGTCGCAAGGGTGAGACATTGGTCGAGGAGTTACTTACTGGTGGGCGCACAGTAGAAGTCAAGCGTGATAGGAAGTGGTGGATTACCAACAACTTATACATTGAAGTTGAGTGTTGGTTTAATAAGTCTAAGGCATGGGAGCCATCAGGTTTATCAGTAACCGAGGCTGCGTACTGGGCATTCGTGCTTGAGCAGTCGACAGTAATTGTACCCACACATATCCTTAAGAAGGGCGTACTTGAATTGGGTAGAGAAATCTCCTGCGAAGTACCACCTAATAAGTCTAAGGGTTATCTCATTACAGTTGAGGATTTACTGACAATGACACGCAAGTATAAGAATGAGAAAGTTGATAATGGACTGGAGTAGAATCGAACGCTGGGAGTATGTAGTCACGGCAGTTGCTAGTGAGTACAGTAGAAAGTTTACCATCTGTGAGTACGAAGATATCAAGCAGGCACTATACCAATGGTTCGCTGAGCATCCTAATAAGTTGGATACTTGGGAAGCAATCGGTGAGAAGGATGCTAAGAATCTTATCTATCGTAGCCTACGGAATGAAGCGTTGGATTATTGTCAGAGATGGAAAGCCAAGACAGTTGGCTATGATGTAAGTGATTTATATTATTATGAACCAGGGTTAGTTGAGGTGCTACTACCTACTGTGTTGATGGGTAACTTTCATATTGCACCTAAGTTAAATCTTAGTGGTGCAGGGGGTAGGCCTTCAGCACCAGCAGAGGGTGGCAACATACAGGTTATGTTACTTGAAGTTGACTCAGCATATTGGAAGCTTTCTAAAGATGATAGAAAATTATTATTCTTCCGCCATGCTGAGTCGCTAGACTTCAAGGAGATAGCCAACTTTCTATCTCTGGGCACGGAGGACGCAGCGAGAATGCGTCACAAGCGTGCAATAAAAAGACTCGTCAATAAACTTGGTGGGTATAGACCTTACCATGACGAGGACATTAAGGATACCACGGAAACAGACGAGATATCAGAATCCCCAGGCCAAGAATTAGATACGTGACTATCGTCATAGCTACACTAAATACTACAAGTATAACGAGGGGTGCTACCTTTAATAATAGTTTCCATATCACCAAGATTCACTCTCATCAAATCCTATAGTGTCGCCGTTGCTCATGAGAGCATCGACATACTCATCTTCAGTTGCGAACTCGGGATACCATTCAAGTATCTGAGCACCGATAGATATATCTAAGTCTGCTACATCTACATCTATACCAGCACTATGGTCTGCGTAGTTCTCAAACCCTAACTTCAATAGGGATAAGTCATACTGAAACACACCATCAGGTGTTGCTGCTATGAATAGTGGAGTAGAGTCTGAGTCACTCGCACCAGTTAGAATGTTTTTGTAATCCTCTTTAGTTATAACAGGCTGACCTGTAGTGAAGGCTATTACATAGCCGTATAATTTATCAGAGTTGCTACTGATAACTGAGTATCCATCTAGGTTAGTTATCGTTAAATCATCACAGAGATGTGCCTTGATTAGGTTGCTCACATCTTCGGTGTTCAAGTTGTAAGTTATCATTTATCCTCTTCTTCGTTATAGATGTATGCTCTCGGACCATATCCAGATATAAGGTGGGCCAATCCACTTTGCTTCCAATCCATTTTCAGGTAATCTTTTCTAAACATTTCTTTTGCTTCTTCTCTTGACTCCGCATCATAGATACCCATGGTGCGTAGCTTTTCTTTTGCCACTACTTTATAAGTTGGCATTTATCCTCCAGTCTTGTAGAAGCCAGTACCCTTGAACTGAATACCGACTGCGTTGTATATTCTTGTTGAACTAAAACCGCAGGTGCAAGTGACTGGTTCGTCACGTTCATCTACGCTTCGGGGAAGTACAGTAAGTGACTCGCACTTACCACATCTATATTCATATGTCGGCATGCTATCCTTCCAGCGTACTACCCTCAGGGGTAGGCGCAGTAGCCAGCGTGCCACAATCAGCGCACTCCATATCTACAAAGTACATATTGATAGTGCCATCATCAGAATTAAATACAGTCTTGAGATTCCATATCTCACTACCGCATGGGCATACTGTCGTCGGTGTCCCACGAATATCCATCGCGCTCTTGTAGTCTGGTTTCAGTTCTGTTATGTGCCTTGGCTCTTCCATTTCGTCTCCAATCTTTAATTAAATCAGGTGCGTTGGCGCACTCGGTTGGCGATATATGATACGCCCACTTAAATACTTTACTACTTAACTTGTTAGGTATCATTATGCTCTCACCTACGATAGGCTTATCGCATGTAGAGCAGATTAAAATACCCCTTGATTGTAGTAATGTCAAGGATTTACCCATCAATACCAACCCTTCTTCTTGAAGTGAGTCCAAGCTTGACAGGGAGTTGAGTATCTATAATAGATATACTCTAGCCCCCTGTCAATCTGCTTGGTAGGGGGTGTTGCTGGGTCTAGCCCTAGTAATTGTGGGATACCGCCAGCGTTCTTGCCCATGACTTTTACTTTGTTGTATGCGCTGGGCTTCCATGCTGATTCCTTACCCCACAATTTACTAAGGCAGGACATCTGTTTGTCGCGCCAATCGGATAGTCTGTTAAAGGCGTAGCCTTTGCTATCCTCTACTGTCCAAGTATCCTTTTTGGAATACTTGTGCGGTGTGCTTAGTGGTTCTACTATCACAATGGTAAAGATGATAGTAAATATTAGTGCTCCTATGTAGTTAGTGATATGCCTTGCCATACTCTTACTCCTTCTGCGAAGGTGATAGCATCGCTTCGGATAGTTCGGTTAGTAGGTATGCCAGCCATGAGTATTCTCTCACCTGCTAGCATGCCACCCCATATACCATACTCTATATTCTCAGGCTTCATGCCTTCGGCTAAACACTCTGCCTTGATGGGGCAATCTTGGCAGATACCAATAGCAAGCATAGCACTATCGGCAAGTCTTTTACGCTTAGCCATAGTGGGTCTGCCCTTAGGTTGCTCAGGAAACCACATGTCTGGCTTCGGGTGCGTGGAGCATAAGCCTTTCATACTACCCCCTATTGTGGGTTGTTTGATATACAGGGTGTATCGTGACGATACCACTCAGCAACTCAGCCCAATCTTGAGCCTTGTCTAAGGTGTCGAACATGCCATAGAATAGCGAGTTCGTAGCGGTGTCCTCTGGAAATACTAGGACTACATAGCCAGCCACCAACATACCTGCTAGTGGCGTGGCTACGGCAACTCTATCGTTAGAAGGAGTCGAAGATGACATCTACATATCCATCAAGGCGTTCATGCTTGGCAATCAAGCCCTTCTTACCTGTCAAGTGCTTGTAAGTGCCATCTCCCAATGACACCCATAATGACTTGGGCTTGAAGCGGGTCTGATTAGGTCTTGCTTTTACGATAGTTCCAAGTGGAAGGATACTATCTTGTGTATCAATCATCGCTGTCTCAAGTAGATAAGCGATATCACGCAGTTCGTCAGCTAAGCCAACGATTAGTGTGTCGTTCGTCATGGCAGTTTATCTTTCTGTTAGTTGGTTAGTAAGGTAGTGCTTGTTGGTCTTTATTATACACCCTCACCCATTGATTGTCAAAGTCAAGTTCTCTTGTCTTTGACTTGGTGGAGTGTGGTGTGTAGCACATACAATCATAGTGATGTGCGCCACATGACACGCATGCCTCGCAGTATTGGCAGTAATCTACGGACACTTCTATGTCAATCAGGGCTTCGCAACTGGGACACTCATCTATGATGGCATAACTATCTAGTTGGCATTGAAGTTCTGCGTAGTAGATTTGCTCATCAGTAAAGTTATCTCCTGTGAAAGCACCCGTATCAGCGATAGGGTTAGGTGATGGGTTGTAATACGAGCGTGGCGTGACTATCGTCCGCTTGTAACTCGAATTACTCCACCATACACCATGCTCGTCCCAAGTCCCAAGTCTTTCGTTGATTAGATAGAGTTGGTATTGGGCTTGTGGATTGGTGGTGAGTATGGCAATCTTACTACTGCCAGCCCACCCCTCAATCATACGATAGATGTTCTCATCCTCTAAGGCAAGAACACCACCGAGTTTAGGTAGCGTATCCTCAGCAAAGACACGCGTATCACTACGCTTATCGCCCTTGCTGATGAAGGTATCTAGCACACCATTGTGCGCTAGAAAACTATTGGTATCATCACCCACTTGATATGGGTGGCAGTTGTCCTCGTTCTTTACACCATGCGTAGCGTATCTGGCATGCCATATAGCATAGCCACTAGGATACTGCTCGCGTAGTTCTAAGAACTTAGACACCGCTTTCTTGGCACTCATTGTGCGATAGCGGATAACCTTGCCATCTGCTACGATAGCAAAGCCGAAGCCATGTGGATTAGCACATGCCCCCTCTGTAAGTTCCTCACGCTTTGGTATAGCGTTAGGCTTACATACTACTAATAGACACATATAACACCCCCTTAGGCGTTGATTAGTGTTGGAGTTGATAAGGATACACTAGGCACTTTGGACATGCGTAGGTATAGGTTAGGGTAGAGCCCATTGTTAGTGGCTACCCAATCGGCGAACCACTCCCACTTGAGCATGCCCAACTTTACATCAGACACACTCATGTTGCGAGTATATTCTACCGAGGCGTGGCTCAATTCTAAGGCACTCATTATGCCTTCGCGCTTCATGTTGCCACGAAAGAAGCGCAACTCTAGTGTGTAGTCATTGTTGGTATTCACCGCGCTATATCGCTCGCTGAATCCAGCACCATGAACCTTATCTCGCAAGTTGAATTGTGGGATACCCCACTCATCAGGCTTATAGACATCATCAAAGCGGGCGAAGCGCGAGTTCTTGCGCCCTGCCAACTTCATCATCTCGCGTGGGTTGCGATAGATTAGGGACAAGAATCGGTGCGTGTGTGCGCCAGACTTGAACGCACTACGCGACACATGGACATGAAGCCCACATGAATCCGTATCCCAACTTCTAGCACCCCTCTTGCGACATGCCTCAATATAATTCCATAGGTCGGTGGCTTGCTCATACGCAGTAAGCGTGTGTGGGTGCGTGACTAACTCATACCCCCAACCACTAATAGAACCATCTTGCTTGAGATAGCAGACATCTGCTTGCTCTAGTTCTAGCACATCAGATATGGCGGTATTGTAATCACCCCTATCAGGGTTATCACCGAAAGACATCTCTAGTTCAAAGCCCATATAGAGATTGTTATCGTTGCCACCATGAAATACAGGGTTAGGCTTGTAAGAGTATTGATGGATTTTACCATTAGCACTCTCGCTACAACTACACTCACCACCGCTATCACGATAATACTCATCACACTCATCACAATAAGTGGCGTTGTTGCTTACGCAATCCTCGCACCAATACTCATCACCTACACTTGTGCCACCATCTCGATTAGAATTAACGCAATAGTCGCAACGATTACATGTGAAAGAGTGGGAATCCCAGCAACCTTCACACCAATGCTCATGACCTACGCTATACCAATCGTCATTGTTAGTGCCTACGCTCTCGCAATACTCGCATAGTCTAACACAATCGCTACATACCCACCCAGCACCATCACTAGTGTTGAAAGAGTCATCTCTACTTATCTCACTACTACACTCATCACAACTGATGAGTTCATCATCATTATCATCTGGCATTATCTCACCCCCTTAGGTGTTATCGTTGCCTTATCTTATCATACCTTAGACTTGTTTTCAAGTCTAGTGTAGGTGTGTTCAATCATCATGTTGCTAATCTTATCTCTAAGATTATCGGTGTGGGTCTTTAACCCCTCAAATCCTTGTCGCTTACATCTATCGCTCTCAGCGCGTAGCGCGGTGCGGATAGTATCTAACTCATTAGGAGCAAGAACTAGCAAGTAATCGCTATCGCTCATGCTTAGCCTCTCTTGTGCTTGATAATCCTACGCGCTACCATAACACCTAGCGCGGTGATAATCAACCACCATTGAAGGTTGAAGTATAGCGGTGCGCTTGAGAAGGTTAATCCCCAATCGCTCACGCTTATCTCTAAGTAATCGTCCATAGTATATCACAACCCTTTCAAGTTGTAAAGTTGCGGTATTTCCGCGTGTCGCGCTAGGGTCTTGAACCCTCGCACCCGTTAGGTGTGCGCGACTATCCTTCTAGTATCCTTGCGCCCCGATTAGTCGGGTCTGCTTGGTAGCAGGTATCCAATCCTTACGGGCTAGGATAACCTTCTGCCCAAATATCTCTCGCTTCTCCTGCCTATCTAAGTCGCGATTAAGTCGCTCATAGTGGGCTAGGATTTCGTCTAGGCGTGTTGCCATACTCTCTCCTATTTGTCGTGTATGTTGAACGCTTGCTCCCGTTTAGGCGCGTTAGCGTGTAGTTGCGCTAGTATAGCATCTTGCTGTTCATCGGTCAAGTCGGGCGTTAGGTTGCGCTCTCCTGCCATGATAGCCTTGTGCGACTTACGGGCTAGGCGAACTACGCTACCGATTACTAGGGGCGCGAGTGTTCGCGTGTTGCCCTGCCTATCGGTAATCGTCACGGGTGAGCATGTTGCCCCCGTTAGATTGTAGTTCCGCTTACCCCACGGGCGCG